CCAAAGGCTTATGAGATGTATTAGTTCATCACTCATGCCGTTCCTCTTGTACCTTATCCTCTAAGTAATCTTTCATTAGTCTCTCAAAGCCCACCTGTATTAGGAAGGACACAGCCTCTGGCTCTAGGTGTAGGTCTACATTTGCAGAGCCATCTTCGTTCTCCGTGATAGCCCCTACGACTATCTTAGGTAGCATTTCGTCTACTATCATTCTACTTCATGTCCTGCCATAATAATTGCTTGTTTGAATACCTCTATCAGGTAAATTATCTCTTTCATGTCCATAGACGTTGTGGATTTAGCTGTCAGAGCATCGTCAGGAGTCCAGCCGATAACTAGTACATGCTCAAAGTCACCTTTACATTCCTCTAGCACTTCGTTAGCGGTAGCTTCCGTAGGCATTAAGTTTATCACATTACTCACTGAAGTGTGTCTCCAATACAATTAGTTTATCTTCTGCTTCTGCAATCTTAGCAACAAGGTTATCCATAGTCTCAATCAAGTTACCATGCTCTCCTACGCCCACAGGGTTGTCTAGATAGTTCTGCACCTCTGCCTTGTAAACATCTATCTCAGCGTTGTATAGCTTCTTCATGGCTCTAATCTTTTGGTCTATCATTGAATCCTTCCTCTAACAGTTTTGTGTATTTATCGACATAATCTCTGTAGCTCAATGGCGCTTCACGCCTTTTGCATTTGTCGTCCATGTAGCTTGCCCACATCTGAGAGCAATAGTAACTGTACAGCCAGAATTGCTCATCTAAGTCATTGTAGTAATCTAGGTACTCTTTCCATGATACAGACTTTTTTAGCTCTGGTATATAAAATTTAGCCCTGTAGACAGGGTGTTCATCCTTCATGCTTCCTTCTCCAAGTCCCACTTGCAAATGTTCTTACTGCTACTGCTACGTTTAGACTTGAAACGCATGAACCATGCTCTAATTCTATCCTTCACAGCTTAGGCACTCCCCGTCTTCAAGGTTGATTCTTGGGATTTTAACATTAACATTCTCTGTATTTCTAGCCGCCGTAGTTCGCAGGTAATACATAGATTTGAGTTTGTTAGCTCCTGTCCAATGTACGTGATTAACGTACTCCAAATACTCATTGTGTACCTCCTGTGGTGCTGTAGCCGGTGGTGGCTCAAAAAACAGGTTTACTGACTGCGCTTGGCAGATGTGCTTCTGTCTCTGATAGGCGTGTTCGATGACCCATCGCTGGTCAAGTTCAGGTGCTGTCTTAAATATCTCCTTTTCTTCTTCTGTGAGTTTCTCCAAGTCTTTAACAGAGCCTTCAGCAGCAGCAATATCTTTCCACGTTTGTTCGTTGTTAATACCTTTCTTCTCAAGCAATTCCTCCAGATACTTATTCTTTACCTTGTATGATCCTGTCAAAGTCTTGTGCGTAAATACGTTAGCCCTAGTTGGCTCAATTGAAGGACTCGTTCCACCGCATATAATACTACTAGAGGCATTAGGAGCAATAGCAAGCAGGTGAGAATTACGAAGGTTCCCATTAGCCATATCAGGTGCTTCAGTACGTTCAGATGCAAGAACACTAGAAGCTGATGTGGCTCTATCTTTAATGTGCTTGAATGCTCTGTTATTGAAACTGGCAGCGTACATACCTTCAAAAGGTATACCATTGCGTTGTAGGTAGCTATGAAAGCCCATTGCTCCAAGGCCGATTGCGCGTTCTCTATATGCACTATAAGCGGCTTTTGCAAAGCCTGTTTTATCTGGCTGAACATATTTACTAAACTCCCTAAAGGTGTCATTAAAGTGCCACGCATGTTCCCCATGTGTAGCGTTGTCAATAAAGTGTTCTATCACGTTGTCAAGCATTGTGATTAGATCACTGATGAATAACTCATCGTCCTTCCATTCGTCAAAGTACTCTAGGTTCACACTAGATAAGCAACAGACTGCTGTACGCTCCTCGCTAGTCGCTAAGGTAATCTCAGAGCATAGGTTACTCTGGCGTACCTCTAGCCCCATGTTCTTCTGTGTCTCCGGTAGAGCCTCATTACAGCGGTCTAGGTTAACAATGTAGGGTTCCCCTGTCTCTGCCCTAGTGTGTATTAGCTGCCACCACAAGTCCCTTGCCGATACAGTCTTGATGGCCTGCTTAGACTTAGGGTCAATCAGTCTCCACTGGTCATCATTCTTAACGGCTGTAAGAAAATCGTCAGTAATAGTGATACCGTTATGCAGATTAAGACACTTTCTATTAAGATCACCTCCAGTAGTCTTCCGCATGGCAATAAATTCTTCAACCTCTGGATGGCTGATGTCCATGTAGGCCGCATATGATCCTCGTCTAGTTACTCCTTGATTAAACGCCAGCATCTGACTGTCAACTACGTGCATGAATGGAATGCTACCAGTAGACTGACTACCGTTAGAAGTTGAAACGCCATTACTTCTAACAGCACCCCAATATCCACCCAAGCCTCCACCTCCACTTGCCAGCCATATGTTCTCATCATAATGGTCAGATAAACCACGCCTTGAATCTGGAACATAATTGAGAAAACAGCTAATAGGTAAACCACGAGTGGTTCCCCCGTTGCTAAGTATAGGAGTGCTAAAACCGAACCAGCCCTTGCTTGCGTAGTCGTAAAGTCGCTGTGCAAGATTGTAGTCAGTATGGCCTTGATACGTTGCGCTATAGACCGATGCTCTTGCGAAGGCTTCTTGTGCATGGGTTTCATCCTCCCAGAAGTATCTGTCCTTTAGTGTCTCTAGTGAGAATACACTAAGGTCTTTCTCTCTATCATAGTCAATCTGTATACCTAAGTAGTCCTGTGTGCCTGTCTTATTTGTCACTTGGGTGCTCCAGCATGTAGGCAATCAATCGTTCTTCGTACCATCGTGCTTTGCGTAAGTCTTCTATGGGCTGGCCTTTGTAGCGGCAGCGCCAGTTATACTTGAGTGCATTACCACGAAGATAACCAATATACTCATCGTGTGTGAGCATACCGTGAATGGCATCAATACATTCCATTTTACCATTGTTGTAGTGTGCTGGACGGTTCACCATGTCCGGTTTGTTGTCCGGTTTATCTCCAAAGAAAGGGTGGTCATTACTAACTTCTTCCATCCACTCCCACTCTTTCTTCCTGTTTACTTTGTTCCATTCTTCTGGGGTTGCGTCATCAATACTCATCTTCATCTGCCTTGTCATCCTCTAGTTCTCCGTCTACATCTTCTTCAAAGAAGGCTAAACGATTAATAAATTTATCTTCAAACCTGTCAAGTAGTTCCTCGGACGTTATGTCCAAGGCTTCTAACAAGTCTTCTGCGTCGTATCTCGCTAAGACACGTTCTCTGACTTCATCCATTGTTAGTGACATGATCTACATACTCATCAACTGTGTAAAACTCAAAGCCTTCCTTGTGGCACCATTGCCCCATTGTAATCTTAGAACCTTTCCTGACCTTCTTGTTAGGGTCAGACAGGACAAAAATTAACTTAGTGGGTGCAATACTATCACGTATTGAGGTGTACTTTTGGGTATCTCCTGTCCTAAAGAAACCTTTAGTCTCTATGTAGTCGCCTGTCTTCTTGTCAACAAAGTCTGGCTTGTACTTCCTGTGCATCACGTATGGTACATCATATGGCTCATACAGGTATCTACGTTTTGGCACTAGCTGAGCAAACTTCTTTTCAAGGCCAGACCTGTAGATACTAGCCCTACGTAATCTCTTGGACTTTAGGCTCATTCACCACCTCCGTTAAGAACCTTGGCCCTGTTGAGTACAAGAATGTACGTAGCTCAGGATAGCAAGCATGTTTGAAGTGACAGTAAGAGCAACCTGTAGCCAGCTTCATGTTGCCTGACTTACCATCAGGTACAGGCTGATGACATAGTTCAGGGGGTTCTTCCTGCTGTACCATCTCCTTTACGTGGATGATGCGCTCTGTAATGTCCTTCTTTAGAACCTCGTAGACAGGAGCCTGTGTATCCTCTAGGTCATACTTTAGGTAAGTCAAGTGACCGTTAGCTTTGTCCATAGCCAGCCAGCCTACTTGTGTCTCACCTTCAGACTTAGCGTATCCTTTGATTTGATCTATGTACCCAAAGGGGTCATCAAATGCAAGCGTAGCATCTTTGAACTTCTTGAAGCCATAGCTGCTGGCTGACTTAACGTCAGTCACTATGCCATCAATTTTGCAGTCCATGCTACCTGAGATACCTTCTACGGTGGCCTGTGCTTGCTCATGTGTCACTGTATGACCAGCTAGACGCGCAAACAGGAGCAACATTTCCTCAATCAAATGACCGTACATAAACTTTACAAGCGTATGTGGCTGCATTTTCTCCTTCGGCCCCACATTGTTGTAATGGTTCCACAGGTATCTGTCGTCCTTGCCTATGTTGGACATACGCAACTTGCGCCCATCAAAGCTACCACGACTGGTAAACTCTTTACGCATAAGGTCTTTACATGCTTCACCAAAGTCATCTATGATTTGTTCAGCGTCCACTGACCTATCCGGTGTTTTAGTTTTCACCAAAGCATAAATGTCATCTATCAGGGTGTTAGTTGTCTTCATTGAAGTATCCATCTAGTATTTCTTTAGCTACTGGGGCAGAGATTACAAACCATTCGTTCTTACTGGCATGAGTTTTCCTCAGTAACTCATGTATCTCACTCTCTGCTTTACGCCTGTCATCAGTGTCATAAGCCTTTATCAAGATGTAATCCCTGTATGGGCTACCTGTTTGAAATTGCTTGAGCCTGTCCTCTGCGTCCACTGCCATGCCTATCTTAACCCAGCTAGGGTAAGCAGGGCTGTACAGGATGTACACTTGTCCTTGCTTTGAAGTCTTGTAGTTATCTAAAGACTCAAAGGCTGCATCACCAAAGGACTTGTAGCGTCCGGGTTTGTGCAATGGATGATTTTTAGATATATATTTGCCATTGACATACATTCTATTTGGATTATGTATTTTTCTATTAGGATTACAACAATTTTTACATTGTGTTCTGTTGATTTTTTTCCAAGAAAGATTCCAATTAGTATCTGTTAGTTCCACACCACACGTATTACAATTTTCTTTAATGTGTTTCTGCCCAACTACTTCCAACTTTGTAGTCTCCTGTGAGCTTACAGTTAAGCCCAAGTTCAATTCCTGCTGCTTCCAAGCAGGATACTGCGAGTCTTCCGTACTTGTCTGCTTGGTCTGATCTAACTTCTGCTTGTACTTCATCATGGATGTTCCCTACAAAGTAGTAATCAAGACCCCATAGTTTAGCATACTCTTGTAACAAGCACAAGGCTTTTTTCATTACAATTGCACCCGCACTTTGGAGTAAGGTGTTCAAGGCTGCATGTTCTGACCTGATGTGTAGTAGCCTACCATCTAGTCCATTGATCCGACCCTGTACTGCCTCTTGACTAATTCTTCCTTTAAGATCTGCATATGCTGGGAGATTAGACATAAATCGCTCTCTAAGCAGTCTACCAGCACTTGCGCCTCCTCCCGCCACCGTACCAAGTTTTGCGTCTCCAGCACCGTACAGCAGCGCGTAGATGAAAGTTTTTGCTGAATCTCGTGATTCAAGTCCCGCAAGGTGCTGGTTAGCAGTATGGATGTCTCCTCCAATGACTTCATTCGTATAGTCCTCGTCGTTCATGTAATGGGCCAACATGCGTAGCTCTAGGCCACTAGCATCAAAACCTACAAGTTTATAGCCGTCTCTAGCAATCCAGCACTGTCGGCATTCTTTGCCATACGGTGAGTATCCTGCCGGTACTTGGGCTAAGTTAGGTTTAGAGTGCGTCATCCTGCCGGTTACAGCGCCGTTGGTGTTAACGTAGCCATGCACTCTATCTGTCTCTGGGTCAGCTTCATCAACCCAGGACTGTACCTGTGCTACACGTTTTTGTAACATCAGGTACTCAGCAATCAATGCTGCCTGTGGTATGTCCTTGACAGTAGACAGCACTGCTTCGTCTACCATTGGTTGACCTGTAGGCGTTAGCTTGCAAGGCTCCCATCCAAAGTCAATCAAGTACTCGCCTATCTGCTGTCTTGATCCAAGGTTAAATGGCTTCAATGCTCTACGCATAAAGGGAGACCTATCGCCTGACTGTTGTACCTGTTGGTATTCATCGTCGGTGAGTCCAACTTTAGACAAGCTGCCATCTTTTTTAGTCTTCGGCACTACCTGTTTAACGTCAACCCACTTAGGCTTGAATACTTTGTGTACTTCGTCCTCGACAACCAGCTTACGCTCCTTTAGGGTAGCAAGCAAGTCCATAGCATGTCGCATGTCCAAGAGCCAGCCATTGCGTATTTGCTCCTGCATGATCCACTGTACTTCATGTTCAAGGTCAATGGATTCCTGCTTAAACTTACGTAGCTCTAGCTTTAGCTTGTTGTATGCCTTAGCTGTCACATGAACATCCTGCACACAGTAGTCAACCATTTCCTTTGACAGGCATGTCCAGTCATCATGGTCTCCTTTGCCGCCCCATACTGCTAGCTTATGTCCACCTTCACGTTGGGGATTAGCAAGTCTTGATAACACCAAGGTGTCCCTGACTCTGCTTCTGTCCACTGTGATGTGCCATAGCTTATCCAGCACTGGTAGGTCAAAGCCTATCAGGTTGTGCCCTACTACAGGGAAGTTACCTGTGAGAGCCTGTGAGAGACTGTCACGATCATAGTGAGCATGTACTACATCGTCCTGCATAGTCACAGCTACCCATATGGTATCAGGGTCAAGACCATTCGTCTCTATGTCAAGGAACATAGGCTTATAGCTCATTGACTGCATCCTCCTTTGGCTTGCTGGTCTCTGCCATTCTACCAGTAAAGTTATCGTACTTTAGGTAGCAACAAGCCCCTGTCAAACCTGAGTACCGATTCTTGAGAACACGCACTGTGGTTGTATTGCGTTTCTCAGGGTTATCGTCCTGCTGGTCACGTTCCAAGCCTATCACCATGTCGGATAGCTGAGCGATAGCCTGTGAGCCTCTTAGTTCACTTAGGCTAATCTGCCCACCGTCCTCGTGTGCTTTGCCTTGGGTACGCTTTAGGTGTGACACAAGGAACAAACCTACGCCTAGCTCCTGCACCAGTGACCGTAGCTTGGTCATAATAGCGTCAATGGCTTTGCGCTCATCGGCGTTATCCTGTGCTGACACAACAATGGACAGGTGGTCTAGGAAGATCCACTTGCAGTCCAAAGCCTTAGCCATATACCTGACCCTAGCCAACAGATTGTCCTCGCTGGTGCTGCCCCAATGGTCAAACAAGTAGTACCTGCCTGTGCCTAGAGTTTCCTCCCAGATAGGAAATGCCATGTCAGTGTCTAAGTCTTCCTCAAGGTGCAATGGGCAGTCAGCGTGTACCGACATGATTCCCAGTGCTGTCCTCGCTACATCTTCCTCCAATGCTAGGATTCCAATGTTGTCCTCTGTGGCGTTTAGTAGGTAGTACTCTAACTCCCGCACCATCTGGCTTTTGCCCATGCCTGACCCTGACGTTATCGTCACTAGCTCATATGGTCTAAAGCCTTTGGTGTAGACGTTCAAGCCCTGCCAAGGGTAAGGTATTGACTTTACCTTAATCTTGTTGGTCAAGGCATCCCATGTGTCACTACCCTGAACAATGCCGTCAGGTTGATACACCTTGGCATTCCACCATGCGCCGGTAAAGTCTCGCACCTTGTTGGCTACTAACATTTCGTTAGCGTCCTTCAAGGGTAGCTTTACTATCTTCAGCTTGCTTGGTGAGAACAAGTCCTTGATGTCATCCACGGCCTGTTGGCCTGCCTTGTCACCATCAAAGCAAACAACCACGTTGTCGTAACCTTCGAGGAAGTCTAGGTTTTCCTTTATCTCCTTGGCTGCTGATGATGCACCGTTACGCAATGAGACCACATCCCACTTACGCTCGAACATTTCAGACACGCTGAGAGCGTCTACCTCGCCTTCTGTGATGGTTATGTACTTACCCTTACCTTTGCACGTCTGTTGACCAAATAAGCCCACATTGGTGGTTATATCGCCTGTAACGTGAAAGTCTTTGGTTTTCACATGGCGAATCTTTGTGGCCTTTAGTTCGTCACTGTCGGTGCTGTAGTAGGGGTATATGTGCTTTGCTATCTCACCGGCAGCGTTGTACTCCACCATGACACCGTACTTTCTACACGTCTCTTGGCTAAGTCTTCTGTCGGGTATAGCTGCAACAACACCTGATGATGTCATATCTTCCAATGGCCTCCTTGGTTGGGGCTGTAGTGTTACTACATTGCCATTTGATTGTTCGTGATGACCGCAACCTGCTGAAAAGCAATGCGCTGACCCGCTGCTATAGCGAGCCAGTGCATCTTTAGAACCACACTGGGGGCATGGTTCATGCCTTACAAACGGATCATCCTTGCCGTGGTTATAGCTCTGCATCTATCCCACTGCTGTCCTCGGCTACCTCTACTACCCTAATAGCATTCAGGTATGTAGGCGTGCCGTGTACAGGGTGCGGAGTGCCTGTCTTATAGCTTAGGCGTACCACAGAACCCCGTGGGATGTTACCCACAAAAGGCTGATCGTTAGCGTCAATCACCTTGACGTTGAACTTACTAGCAAACTTGCGTTGCTTGTCTCCATTGTAGTCCTTCAGCTTTACACCTTGTTCAGACAAAATCTGTGCGTTTTCATCGTCCAAGGTTACAGTTAGGGTATACCGTCCTGTGTCCTGTCCGTTATACACCTCTGTGCTGTCCAAGTGAGCGAATGCTGCTTTACCACTTACTACTGCCATGTTATCTACCTCTAAAGTTTACTAAAGTTAACTAAAGAGAACTAAAGATATATCATAATGATTAACATAATGTTTACCTTTGTTCTCTTTAGAGTACTAGTATATCATTATTTTCCTTGTGTCAACCTCCTTACCTCTAAAAGTTTGTTATACAATTCTTGGACATCGTTATCCTGCACCTTTTGCTCTGGGAATCTAGCTTTGATTGACTCTACGTTGCACGGGTGACATAGATCACCTTTATCTGTGTCTTCCATGAGTGCATTACATGCCTTGCATCGCATGTCAATGTACCTCCTGTGACTCATTGCCGACCAATTGCGCGTATAAGGACTCTAATTCGTCCGTAGGGCGACTTTCAAGGTCTTGTGATAGGTAAGCACTGCACATGGCTAACATTTCGCTAACGGCCATCACGTTGAGTCTGTACTCACTCAAGGTTTGCACTATCATGTCGCGCCTTTGTTGCTCTGGGTCTGGTTCTTGGTCATCCGTCACGTCTTCCTGCCAATATGTTGTGCTCATTTCACCACCTCAGTCAGTCCATGCCAATCATTAATCTTCAAGCCTGCCAGCTTCCTGTCATGTGGTATATACCATGATCGTAAGCCAAGGTGCAAGCCAGTATAACAGCGGCCCCTTGTGAGGCCATAACGGGTTTTTTCTTTGCGTAGTCTGTAAATCATTGCTTTTTTTCCTTACGGGTTGTTTTCTTTTTGCCTGTGTAGCATGAGACGCACTGTAGCGCCCCGGCATCTTTTGCTAGTAGTTCTGCGGGTTTGAGTGTACCACAAGTGTTGCACGGTTGCACTGTCATAGTTCAATTACTCTCTCTATGTCGTATATAATTTTCGATAGCTTGTTTGCACGCTCTATCAAAGACTGCACAAACAATACAGCCTCTTTTTCGTTAACCGCTGACACTGTAAGTTCTACAGTTACGCCATAGTCTTTTAATTCAGGTTCATATAGTTCATCCTGTAGCGCCTCAATTGCGCTAGTGTCTGCGCGTTCTCGTGCTGTGTCAATGCCGCCAATGACTTGCCCTAGTGTATTGAATAAATCCATCTTTTTTTTGCTCCTTAGTTAGTGAGTCCGATTAGCATAACCCAGACAATCCAAACAAACAAGACCCCAGACAGCATGACGCTACCGTTTGTTGTTGCTCTATAGATTGCTTCCTGCCTTCTTTCTTCTTCTCTTTCTTCTCTTATGGTCTTTGTGTAGTCTTTTCGCATTATTTTAGGTCTCCCCTAGTGAATCCAAAGCGAGCCAAAGACTGCACAAGGTGACGTTCTAAAACCTCGGCCTCGCTTATTTCTTCCTTTGTCCTTCGTTCTATGTCGCTGTGTGCTATCTGTAGGCGCATGTCGGGCAATTCTTCGCGGAAAAGTCTAACGTTAAAGAATGGCCCAGAGGCGCTGTCTACTGTCTCAATGGTGGCGAATGTGTCGCCTGTGGTGTTTGTTGCGGTTCTTATCATGGTGCTATTGCTCCTTTGTTGTTAAATGTTAACCACTGGCACCAGTGCCGTGTTGAAGTTTGCTGCTCGTTTACCGTGTACCGTAATCGCTACGGATTGCTTTTTACCATCACACAAGCCACATTGCAAGCACGACAGACCTTGGCTATCTGCTAGGCATTCAATCTCACCGGACATGAGAGAATCACCAGCCATTGCTACCCTGAAAGTCTGAAAGCCTTGTTTCTGGTACTTGGTGGCCTGTCGTGGGCTATCGGCGCTGACCATGCACAATGTAGCAATGCGAGCATCGAAAGCCTTGTGCCTAGCTTGGTGAGTGTATCCAGTGTGACCGATGCACAAGTCAGTGATTGTCTGCCATACGGTAAACGGTGCCGCTGCAGGGTCGCCATATGCGCCGAGGCGTACCTTGCGACCGGCAAACAATGCCGCATGATCTGCTAAGTTGAATGCTGGATATTTACCGGCTTTGTATGTCCGATATACCGCTGCCGGTGCTTGGTGCACTGTAACGTAACAAGCGCCGCCTGTGCTTTGTCGGTGAACACAATTGCCGCAGATAGAGGAATCAGCGCCAAGTTCTAAAGCCTCTAAAGGGTGCATGTCGCTGCGGATGATCCACGTCTGCACCATGTCGCCTGTTTTGACATTGGAAGACTTGAGCGTAGCGATAACGGCTATTGGTGCTCCATCAAGTACGCTTGGGCCTTCGTACAGTACAACACCGTTAACCTTGGGTGCTGATTTAACTTTTACTTTTGCGCCTAGTAGTTTTGCCATGATTGATCCTGTTTTGTGTTGTAATTGGCTAATGCTGCCACTGATGGCCCCTGTATGCAAGGGCCATCTATGGGGCACTATTCCTTTGTTGTCTCTGTTACTTGCTGAATCATAAGAATGCGTTTACGGCTCTTACAATCCGCTGCCCAGTCTTCTAGGACACCATCGCGCACGCAACTAATGTGGCCCCTTGTATGTAACAAAAATGTTCCTGTTTTTGGCAGTACCCTAGTTGCTGTGGCTAAGGTCTTGGGCCAAGGGTGGTGCATAGATACCCAAGGATTATGCTTATAACCTAAGTCTCTAAGGACTGAGTAAGTCCACACTTGATTAGTGCCCTTGCCTTGCTTGCGCCCTTTCTTATGTAGCAAACTACGGGCCTTGCCGAAGGGTACTCGCGCCGCTACTGATACAGCAATGACAGCACAATAGCCTTCCTCTCTTGGGTAATACTTTCGCGCTACCCTTGATAGTTCTTCATAAGTGAACATGTCAAACCTCCGCTATAACTTACTGCTAACCTCTATCTCTAAAGGCTACCAGTAAGCCTTGCCGTAATGCTTGAGACCTTAGCACCGGCTCACAAGAAGCCTTCTCGGTCTACTAGATAAGCCTACGGCTAGGCTTTGGAAGTCTTTGCTAGTATCTTGCCGCTGCGCGCCCCGTCCTAGGCCAGTGTATTGCGTGTCGCTTTAAGGCTATGCAAAGAGTCAGAAGCGTTGGCGTTTCTTGGCTTGCCCCTTATCACGACCCTAGGATCGTAAGGCAAGCTAGGTATTGATCCCGAAGGCTTCAACCTCTGACTTGGGATAAACTTTGCCAGCGTCTTAACACAAACGCAAGGATCTAAAGACAACACAAGTTAGACAGTAGTTAGACATAGTTATGCACTTATTGGGTACTATATAGACTCTCACACTCTCAAGTTCTCTCAAGTCCACTCAAGCAAACCATTAGACTACCTCGCGCCCCTAAGTCTAACTGTTGTACTCTTTAGCGTACCTAAGTCTAACTGTTGGGCTTAGTGGTACGCCTAAGTCTAACTGTTGTACTCTGTTGTGCGCCTAAGACTAACTGTTGGGACATGGGGCTAACAATAAAGGTACGGGGGGCCGCTGGCGCTGCTGTTAATTATTGTAGTAGGCACTCAGGTTCTCAAAAGTAAAAATTAGAAAACTACAGTAAAATAATAAAAAAGTAAGTAATTACTAACTTATGTAACCTCTTGAATACACAAGAGAAATAGAAACTTAGATCAAGTCAAGAAAATAACAGTAAAAAGTACTTGACAAATGCTAAAAAATATGCTATAATAAATAGGTATTCTTAGATAGCTTAAGGTAAATACATTATGGATAATCAAGATGATCCTCCTAAGCGTAAGCGAGGTAGACCAAGGAAAGATGAGGTAGTTAAGAAAACTACTGGCTCTAGAGGTAAGGTAGGTAGACCTAAAGGTGATGCTTCAATTATCAATGAGTATAAAGCTAGGATGTTAGCTAGTCCTAAGTCTCGTAGAGTACTAGATAGTATATTTGATGCAGCACTAAATGATGACCATAAGAATCAAGCAGCAGCTTGGAAGCTAGTTATGGATCGTATGCTGCCCTTGAGTTACTTTGAGAAAGATAGTGCCGGTGGGCGCTCAGCAGTATCCATTACAATCTCAGGTATAGGTAGTGGCTCAGTTGAGACTGATGTTACACCTAATGACCCTATAGAAGGAGAATACACAGATGTTTAAGTACTTTAGTAGGGATGAGTTTGTATGTAAAGAAACAGGTGAGAATGAAATTGAGGATGAGCTAATCTTTGCCTTAGATGAGCTTAGAGAGCACTGTGGTTTTCCTTTTGTAATCACAAGTGGCTATAGATCACCTGACCATCCTATTGAACTAAAGAAAAAAACTCCCGGTACACATGCACAGGGTATTGCAGCAGACATAGCTGTATCCTCTGGGCTACAAAGGTACACTATAGTAAAGAATGCTGTTAAGTTAGGCTTTACTGGTATTGGTGTAGCTGGTGGCTTTGTGCATGTAGATATTAGGGCTACTGATGCACCTGTAATGTGGACGTATAGTTAAATGTTAGTGAGTACTAACAAAGACTACCTAAAGACTTTAGCACAACAAGAAGATCTAAACTGGGACGGTGATCCTGAGTTAGACGTAGAGTATGAGTGTGTAGAGGAAAAAGATCTTGATGAGTATGTAGTCAAGTGGTTTTATGACTAATCTTAACATACAACTACTGGATTGGCAAAAGGAAGTCTGGTCATCCGACACCAGATTCAAGATTGTAGCTGCCGGTAGACGTACAGGTAAGTCCAGACTAGCAGCATGGATGTTGATAGTCAATGCTCTACAGGCAGACAAAGGCCATGTGTTCTATGTAGCTCCAACACAGGGACAGGCCAGAGACATCATGTGGCAAACACTATTGGAGCTAGCGCACCCTGTTGTAACCTCTAGTCACATTAACAACCTACAGATTAAACTGGTCAACGGTGCAACCATAAGCCTCAAAGGTGCCGATAGACCTGAGACCATGCGCGGTGTATCACTAAAGTTCCTAGTGATGGACGAGTACGCAGACATGAAGCCAGAGGTTTTTGAGCAAATCCTTAGACCTGCCTTGGCTGACCAAAAGGGCGCTGCGCTGTTTATTGGTACGCCTATGGGACGTAATCACTTCTACGACCTGTACAAATACGCAGAGCTAGGTGACGATGAGTCCTATGAGTCATGGCACTTTACAAGCTATGACAACGAGTTGTTAGACCCAGACGAGATTGACCTAGCTAAAAAGTCTATGTCATCCTATGCCTTCCGTCAAGAGTTTATGGCATCCTTTGAAGCTAGAGGCTCAGAGATGTTTAAGGAAGACTGGGTTGTGTTTGATGAAACACCTGACATAGGTGACTACTACATCAGTATTGACTTGGCTGGCTTTGAGGACGTAAGTAAGAAAAGAACTAAAAACTCTAAGCTGGATGAATCTGCAATTGCAGTAGTGAAGGTCAATGAAAACGGCTGGCACTTAGAGAACATCATACACGGTAGGTGGGACTTAGCGGAGACAGCTAGGAAGATATTTGAGGCTGTGCGGGACTACAGGCCCATCAGCGTAGGGATAGAGCGTGGTATTTCTAAGCAAGCTGTCATGTCACCATTGATGGACATGATGAAGCAGTACGGTAGATTCTTTGTTGTAGAAGAACTAACCCACGGCAACCGTAAGAAAACAGACAGAATCATGTGGGCACTACAGGGTAGATTTGAGAACGGTCAGATTACCTTGGGCAAGGGTGAGTGGAACAGTAAGTTTTTAGATCAACTGTTTCAGTTTCCTGACCCCTTGACACATGATGACCTTGTGGATGCTTTTGCGTACACAGACCAACTAGCTAAAGTAGCCTACAGTTATGACTTTGAGATTGATGATCTTGAAGTCTTGGACGTTGTAACAGGATATTAACATGCCTACAAAACCTAAATCTAAGTCAAGAGTCAATGAAGCCGGTAATTACACCAAGCCCACTATGCGTAAGAACCTATTTAATAAAATCAAAGCAGGTGGCAAGGGTGGTAAGCCCGGACAATGGAGTGCGAGAAAAGCCCAGATGCTTGCAAAAGAGTACAAAGCCAAAGGTGGAGGATACAAATAATGAAGGGTGTATCACACTATACCAAAGAAGGCAAAGAATGGAAAGGCAATACTCACAAGATGCCAAACGGACAATTGCATACGCATAAGTCTCATGGCAAGACAAGCCAACGCCTGTATCACTTCAAAGAACTAAGCAAGACTGCACAAAAGAGAGCTAAATAATGGCTCTTTCTAAGTCACAACAGTCCTTAAAGAAGTGGACTAAGCAGAAGTGGCGTACAAAGTCAGGAAAACCTAGCACTCAAGGCTCAAAAGCTACAGGTGAGCGTTACTTACCAGAAAAAGCAATCAAGTCTTTGTCGGCTAAAGAGTACGCAGCTACCACCAGAAAGAAAAGAAAAGACACAAAAGCCGGTAAACAGCACAGTAAGCAGCCTAAACGCATTGCTTCTAAGACTAAACGCTCACGTTAAGGGTAAACAGTATGGATTATGGCGACAACGATGTTCTATCTAGCGATGAACACCTAGAAAACTGGGTAATGGCTAAGTGTGACTCGTGGAGCTC